TTAACCATTCATGCGGATTAGAACCATGACGATAAAAATACCCAGAACGATGAACTTCGCATTGGGAGGAATCGTCTTGAGTTCATCGTCCTTCTGAAAATAAACATTGCCGGTAAAGGCAATCAGAAGGAATAAAGGCATGAAGACAAAGACGCAGACAAAAGCAAACCATCGCTTGCGGTACCAAGGGACTTGGTCATACGAGGCGTAAGACACGGCAGCCGTCGTGTTCACCATGCGTGCGGCGCCGCACTGTGGGCATGTCGGAGCGCTTTCATGGACTTGATGAGCGCAGTGAGGGCATGAGACGAGGGCATTCATAGTGGTTCCTAAAGAGAAATTAATGAAGGTTGCCAAGGCAAATGAGCAGGCCAAGGGAAGACAAGGTGACAGCAATGATGGACAAGGTACGTCCCTGCTTTTTCTGATAAAGGGCCGTGCCCGCTAGCAGCAGCCCCAGCGTGGTGAGAAAGACGATTCCTGTGACTTGATCCTTATCCCTAGGATTGAAATCGAAGCTGCAGAGGAAGCCCAGGGCTCCGAGAATGATGGCGACAATGGGCATCCAACTGATTTTTGTGGAGGTAGTACTACTTGCTTGTGGCGCCCCGCAATGCGGGCAATGTGGAGCGCTCTCATGAATCTGTTTGCCGCATCCACGGCAGAAGATCATGCTCATAGACATGCCTTTCCTATTTTTAGTACCCGAATGGTTTGGGTGTTTTTGATGTCGAAATTAATGGCTCAAGAGCCAAAATGCTGACTATAAAATCAAACCTAAAGTGTGTATTTAGTGTTGAATTTTATCAACAAACCCAAAGTGTGTGGAGTTTTAAGTTCTGACGCGAGATGCTCCGAGTTGTGCAAAGACAACAACTCAAAGAGTGTGGAGCCCAGCTACTTTTTGCCTCAAACATCCGGCGAATTCGCTTGGAGCGACAATTGACGCAGGAGCAAGTGGCTGAAGCTGCAGACCTTCACACTAATTACATTAGCTCTGTCGAACGAGGCGAGCGAAATATCTCGATTTGCAATATTGAGCGGATTGCACGCGCCTTGAATGTGCCGATGTATGTACTTCTAAAAAGTCCCGAATAGCTTTTGCGCAAAACGGAAATGTTTTAAATGAAAATGCCCGGTGAGTGGAACTCAACCGGGCTTTATGACGGCTACGGATCACTGCACTAGCAACATTGCTTGTCCCAATGATTTCTGTTTCAAGACCGCGCCGGCTCCGAACCAGGCAGAATCGAGACGATGGTCTTGACTACGTGCACGGCGTTCGTGGTCAACGTACTCCGTCACCGCATTCAGTAGGCCAAATACGGTCCCCTTAGCTGAACTCAATTCAGCCCCACGACCTCCACCGTCATACAGCTCCCTTACCTTCTTCATGGCGCGCCCATTGACTGTATTGGGCGTGCTGGCAATCTCGTTGAACAATCGCCGTATGAAGTTCTCAGCTTCCTGATTTGTCACCTTGCGCTCAGAGAGCGTTTTCATGCGATAGATGAAACGATCCCAACTGGAGACTGAGATGTCTAATTGTTTCTTCACGGTTTCAGCGTTAAATGCGGTGGAATGAGGGACTTTGATGGCGCCAGTACCGTTGGTGAGAGCGACGGCAAGCGTGTTGTTGCAGACGACGCGTACGCTGGTAAATTGCGCTGTAGTGGCTAACGTACCATCGCATGCTGTTGCCAACAGTAGGTAGCCATTGACGATATCATTACGCTTGATGGCTGCGGACTGGTTGGTCTTGGCTAAGGCCCACACCTTGCGGCCACCTTTTAATACGCCAGCCGTCTCCAGCTCGAAGCCGCCTGCCTCTGTCAAATCCCGATAGAACTCCAAGATTTCTCGTGGTTGGACGACTTGATAACGGCTAGAGACGACCGACAAGGCTTGCTCTGTGTCGGAGCGGAACAAGACTTGATGATCCGGATAAAGTACGCTGGTACGCTCCTGGCTATGAAAGTATACCGGCGACTGACGAATCTTCCAGTTCATCCCAGCTTGTTCTGCCCAGACTTCAATCGGTTGTTTCTCGGTAAGACGATTGCCGAGGCCGTGCCAAGGTGTTGTGTTGGTATAAGCCATTGAATTGATGAGATGTGCCATTTTTAAATTCCTTAAAAATAGAAAAAGCCACGTTCTGCACACTGACAAAGCAGTGGCAGAGCGCGACCAATTGAAATGAGTAGAAATGAGAAGAGAAAGCGCCTGCGGTAAGGCTATTCGGGTGAGGCACTAAAAACTTGATGACAGTCGCGGCACTCGAAGTTGTCTAGCACGTTGGTGTCGACCATGTCGCCTAAGGCGACGCCGGCAAGACCACCAGCGCTACCACCGACAATGCCGCCAATGATGGCACCAGCCAAGCCGCCTAAAAGAAGGCCAGCAGGTCCAGCGAAAGCACCGACTGATGCGCCGGCTTCAGCGCCGCCAAGAACCCCCGAAAACCCCGCAGCAGCGCCAGCGAGTGTCCCTAATGAACCGGCAACTTTCTTGCCATAGTCTTTAGACTGAATCCGAAAAGATTGGCAATGAGGGCAAGCGATCGTCATACTCGCCCTCCACGAAAGGGCCGTCGCAGGCTATGGGTAACAAACCGCTGATACATGCCGGCGGTAAGAGTCAGTAAGGATTGCATTCTTGTTCCTTAATTGAGAGAGGGATCAACCGAACGGAATAGGCAAACCTATCCGATCGCAAGTAAGGAATATGTGGCTGAGATTTTATTGAATGAGAATGGCAGTGGCAGGCTGTCTTTAAAGTAAGGACGCACTGCGAGATAGGGCGTTCTTTCACGTGTACTTTCCAGTCCGTGATATCGTGAGTCTTAACTTGCAATTGGGGATGCGAAATGCGAGACTTCTTCGACTATCGAGGCTACACAATCGGAATTAAGATGATTGCGACTAAAGATGGGAAATGGACCAATAGCACGACGTTCGAGGCCCCAGAAAAATCCTTTCAGTTTCCAGCTACCACGTTCGTTCCCGCTGCAAACGACGCCGTCACCGGCAGAGCAGAAGTGCTCGCGCGTGCGAAGGCACTCCTCGACCAGACACCTGGCGCAGAGAGACGAATAGCTTACAAGCTCAGCGGGTCGGCCATTAGAGAGGGTATACGTTGATCGTGCTAGGATTCGTCCAAAAAAACGGTGGGGATATGCTACAAAGTGATGAGTACAAGGCGTTGCTCAAGGAATACGAAGATTGCGATCAACGACGGATTGCTTTTCAGATGAAGGCCTCTAAGCTGTTGGACGCTGGAGATATCGATGGCGCAGTGGCGGAGTTTCGCTTGGCCACCACGGAAAGCGATACATCTGTCGTGATCTTCGGAAAAATGGTCATGGCCAGCGAAAAGAAAAAGGAATGAGCAATGAGAAGCGTCGACACGGGTTACAAGCAGCCAAAGGGAAACCCCGCGCAAGTTGGGAAATACTTGGTGTATGGATCGAGCCGGCCTGCTGTGAGAACGGAAAAATTCGAGGCGTGGTATTGGATTGATATACCCGGCATTCCTCCTACCCGCGTGGAGGGGGAAAAGCAGTTCGGCACTGGCACCTATGAGACTATCGGCTTGGCTGAAATCGCTGGTGTTCATTGGGGCATAGAACGAGCAAAGACTTTCCCGCAGGAGTAAAGGTTGGGGCTCCGTCTTCGTGATTGACTGGCGCCGGCAGGCGCACGGCGACCATGTCGACTTCCTCGAGGTTTTGTACGGACTTGCAGTGCGTGACCGGCACGTCGGCGGCGTGAGGGTCTTGTTGGCACGTTCGCGCATGCTGAGGTAGCTCAACCGACAGACACTGGCAATGGTTGGGTGGCGTTCATCATCAAGTTCAACGGAACAGTGCTCCCGGGATTCATCGATCAAGCCACGTTGATCGGCATTGGGGGCCTAACCACAAACAATCAGGTTACGCTGTTCACGCAGAACGTGGCGAAGATCGCGGCCGCGGTGCGTAAGAAGCTTCCAGCGCCGCTGGCCCCGTACATCTCCGTGACGGCCGATGACCTGAAGTAGCTGTGCTACGATCTCCTCAAAAATAAAGGGGATCGAATGAATCGATTTAATGCCGGATACAGCGTCTTTACGTTGGCGTGGATGACTGTGGTTGTTGTTCAGACTTTCTTTTGTTTGTCTGCGTCGGATTGGGCGACATGGGTTGGCTCTATTGGGACCGTTGGTACATTGATTGGCGCTGTGTGGATCGCCAACACAGAAGCACGTCGGCGCAATAATGAAGATTTGATGAGGGCTACCGTGGTGGCCGCAGGGCTCACCCCGAGTGTTTGGGCACTAATTCAGCACCTGTCTCGCTTCAGTGCCTATCTGTCGTTTGGTTCCGACCAAACCTACGTGCAGACTGCAAACCAAATTTTCCGCGGGCACGCAGAATTTCCTGCGTTGATGCCTTCCGAATCCCAACTCCTTGCGCTGACCTCGTTGGGAAACAAATGTGCGATGCGTTTGGCACACGCAGTTTCGTTGGTCAGCGTGGCAAAGCAACAGATCGCTGCTGATGCGGCTGCCACAATTGCAAGCGACAAACCGCTTAGCCGGCATATGAGTGCTAGTTGGGTCAAAAAAATTGACGTAGTTCACGATTACCTCTTGGTCGTGCATCACGATCTCGAGGCGGCGGCACAGGCATATGTGACCCAACCGACTGGACAAGAACTTTGGGGTGAAGAAAATTTCTAGCGACTGTTGTGCTACGCTTCTTTCAAAATAATTGGGGAATCGATGCAACATGCATTCTTGAAAGCCGCGGGATTCTTCATGACTGCGACGGTCATATGGCTGTGCGGCTACCTTTTCGGGCTCTTTGGCGCCCATCCTCCCACCAAGGAATCTGATGCCGCAACTTGGGCCGGAGCGTTCGGCACTTTTCTTGCCTTCGGTGGTACCGTTTGGCTTGCGACCAATGAAACGCGACGCCGCGAGCGTTCTGAACTGGTGGCTGCACAGTTGCTTGCCGCCAGTATGGTTTTGCGACTTGCACATGCAGCTTCTGCTCTTACAAAGGCAAGCAGGAAAATCGATGAAGCCGGCAAGGTCGATGTAGGGCTTGGTCAGTTTAGCGATGCGGCTTTGGAGATGGAGTCGATAGATTTGTGGACTCCCGTCGATCTGACGCAACTTGCGGCTATACCGACGCTTGCGGTTCGTCTAGCTGAGAGCGGCGACCAGATCAAGACCGCCATTATCATTTTGCGACAGTTTCCTGCTAAACCAGCTGCGAACGACGGCCCGCGTAGAATGGAGTTCGCTCGCAAACTGTATCCGAATCTCGCTGCTACCCAGAAAGTAGTTAACGCATGTTCGGACGAATGTCGGCATGCTGCCAATGCGCTTCAAATCCACAGCTTTCGATAACGTTCTCGCTCGGGGAGACGTTTCTAGGAGCAGACGTGCGTCGACTTCAGTGTGCGTCACGCCGCCTCCGCAGCATTCAACGGGCCCCCTAGGTATGTAACCAGATCGCGCAGCAGCTTGTCGTATTCGTCGGTCATCAACATGAAATTGCCGTCGAAGCGCTCCGGGTCGCCAAGTAAGCAGGATCTTATTCCACTCGAGGTCCGACTGTTTCTGCGAATCGCTGAAAAATTGGACAAGCGGGAGTACTCTGAAATTTACGGAGTTAAGTATCTTCGCTCGCTGTATAACCTGCAACGGGAAACGTTGATTCGGGCCACGAGCGACTCGAAGCAGGCTGGCGACTAGCTTTCTCCCGGCCGTAGTTTCAACAGTCGTTATGATAGTCATCAACGCCGATGTAGCGACAACGAATAGGCGATTCATCGGATCGAAGGTTATAAGGGGCGACGGATAAAGCGAGGACGTGAACATCTGGGTCCCCGAAATCAAACCAGCATAGTAGCGGGTAGTCTTTAACGTAAGGGCGCCCCGCGAAGATAAGGTCGATTGGAATGACGCGTTTAAAAGGGGCGGGTCTGCCTCGAAATGCTCGGTAGCAAACGAACTGCATAGACTCGTGTTGACCGTAAATGCCTACATGGCGCCTACACGGAAATGAAAAAGAAAAAGGGTTACAACGATATACGCTGTAACCCTTTGTATTCTTTGGTGGGGCGTGAGTGACTCGAACACTCGACCTACGGATTAAGAGTCCGCTGCTCTACCAACTGAGCTAACGCCCCTCTCTGTTTGAGAGAGGACGCATTATAGGATGCCTTTTCTAACTCCGCAAGCTCTTTTCTTTTCTCTTCTTCTTCGGCAAGTGTGGAGAGCATTTCGCCGTAACCAATTTCCGCGTCGTCGGCTATCTTCTTTGCGGTCATGTAGTCCGGCAGGCGTTGCCCCTTCACGTATTTATCTAGTGTCGACTGAGGAACGCCCCATTGCTTAGCGGCGGCATTTACTGACCGGCCTTTAAGGGCGCGGGTAACAATTTCTAGATAGCTCATAGATTCCTCTTGCATAGTTACCGCGAACGCGTTAATCTTAATTACCGCGTTTGGGTTAATTCCGTTTCGGGTTACTCCGAATAGCCAAACATTAGCATAAAAATTCTAATGGTATGCAAAAGGGGCGCTATGTCATTCCATATCTCGGTTTTTGCGGCGTATGAATTTCGGATAGTAGGTAGCTTTCTTTATTCGATCTTCGTGCATTTTCTCTCGCCTTGCCGTCATGCCGGTAGCAACAGTTTGAGCATGGTTCTGCTCTCGAAAAATTCTAGCCAACAGCATGATGAGCCTAGCTACTGCAAGTACCGAAAACACCATCCAGATTCTGACCGGCTCGTTCAAGAACTCTGCGATACGCAATGCTACGGTGTCCATGCGTCCCCCGATAGGTTGATTGAATTTTCCGTTTCTACCAGCGCCCATTATATGAAGCGTCTGTACTCGGTGGGAAGGGGCTGACATGTCTCGCCCCTCTCGTCAGACTTTTGAAGTCCATGTTTTCCGCCCCAATGGATGGCTACTCACCAAATTTACCGAATCCGCCTCTACTTCACGGGTGGCAGTAGCACGCGCAAAAAAGCGCATTTATCAGCAAGGGCGACTAGCCCATTTCTATACGTTCGTTTCTAAATCCATCAGCTAAAGGAATTGCCATGTCTACAGCAAGCACAAACTGGATCAACATCATCAACGTCATTTCTCGTTCGGGCATCAGCAAAAAAACAGGTCTGCCATGGACGATGAATTTTGCTCAGTGCGTACTGATTGCGCTGGATGGTGAACTCAAGATAGGAAAGATGCTGCTACCGAAGGCGCTGAATGACACAAAGCCCGGCGAATACCTCGCATCCTTCCAACTGGACGTTGATTACGAAACGGACGTGGTGCCAGTCATCACGGCGCTGCATCCGTACAACTCCGGCAAGCCGGTCGCTAAATCGTCTGAAGCAGCCAAAGCAACAGCGTAATCATGGCGAACTCGCTTATCACTCTCCTAGCTGTCGGAGTTCTCGGCTTGTGGGTTCTCGACTTCGTTCTGATTGTCCGTGTCTTCACCTGCTAAGGGAGTGAGGCGATGAACGTCATTCTTCCGGCAGATGCAAGCGTGGCTGACTTGATTTTTATTGTCGCTTGCGTGTTTGCATTGCTGTTCGGTTTCTTAGTCGGACTGGTCGCCAAATGACCACCGCCGATTACGTTGAGATAGCAGGCTACTTGCTCGGCCTGTTTACGATTGGCTTCGTCGCAGGCTACACCGTGACGATGTTCAAGCGTCTTTCGGAGCATGTTTGAACCGTAAAGGAGAAGTCCATGTTGAAGAAAGTAAAGGCGCTCGCTGCGCGTGTGTGGGCACCAGTGAAGAAGCACGGTGCAGCCTTGATGGCGTTGGGTCTGGTTGGCATCCAAGCCGCACATGCTGCATTGCCAGCGTCCGCAACCACCACCATTGCCGATGTTGGCACTGATGGTCAATCGATGTTCGATCTGGTGTTTCCAGTGATCGGTACGTTCGTCGGCCTGTCGCTGGTCATCAAGCTGTTCAAGCGTTTCACTCGGGCGATTTAATTCTGCGTGAACCGTAGAAAAGGAACTCCCGGGGGTTCCTTTTTTTACGCTCTTATTCTGGGGACGTGATGAAAATCAAGCGTTGGGTTGCCGGTCTTGTGCTTACCTTTGGCGTCGTCGTTTCTGCGCATGCCTTGTTGCCGCTGGCTGCTGCTGTCGTTTGGCTCGGTGGTGTAGTGACGGCCAACGCCAGCCTCGCCACGGCCTTGGAAGCATCCATCGTTGTGCATACTGCTGCCATAGTTGCTTACGATCTGTTCTTCGCACAAAAGGATTCCAGCGGAAAGCCGACCGGCACGCCGCCACTAACGGTAAAGCTCAATCCGAGTGCCGCACGTTCCAATCCCGATCCCGCAAAATTCGATGATCCCGCGTCAGGTGCGCGCGACGTCACGCCAAAATCGACTACCACCGGCAGTCAGACCAGCGTCAATACTCCGGCAGGTCTCGCGCCACCACAGACCATCTATTGCGCGAACAATGTCTGCGGTCCCACGCCTCAAGCGGTGTGCGCCGGGCAACCTACAACGCGAGGAAACTATAACAATCAACCTGGCACCTTCTATCATGAGTTTCAGTCAGACGGCCATTGTCATTTACGGTACAAGTTCGACAGCTTGAGCACGGTACCTGATTTCGGTCCCGATACTGACGCGGTGAAATCCACTACCAATACGACCGCCTGTCCCGGCATCGGCCTCACCGCATCCGCTGGCAAATGTCCGGCATCCAACTTCCCAGAAACGGGGCCTGTCACATGTCCTACCGGCTACACCGCTGGCAGTGGAACAAGCTGCGTACTAAGTGACGCGGGTGCAGTTAAAAAGCCTGAGACTCAGCCGTGCGAAATTCTTCGCACCGCCTCCGGATTTCAGTCTGACTCTGCTAATCCGAACTGCGCGCAAGAGGGGATTCAGGTGCAGGGGAATTCTCTGCAAATGGATGGACAGAGTGTCTCTGTCAATGCCGATGGATCGGTTTCAGTTTCCACACCGACCGGACAGACCACATTCCAAATCGGTAGCTATAACACTGACGGCTCCGTCAATATCACCGGCGTCTCCCGCACCGGCAATCCCGGCGCTTATGTGCCGGGTAATGGCTCAGGGGGAGGCACTGGCGGCGGTTCTGGTGGTGGCTCAACGTCTCCTACGTGTGGTGGCGTTGGCCAGCCTGCATGTTCATCTGGTGATGGTAAGGGCGGCAGCGATTGCGGTGCGCCGGGTCAGCCTGCGTGCGCAATCGATGATTCAGGATTTGCCGGAAAGACCATCAGCACGGCAGAGGGGGAAGCGGCCTTAGATGCGTACAACACCCAACGGTCCGACCTGTTGGACACAATCAAGAACGGGGTGAATGCGCCTAACTTCGGTTGGCAATTGCCTGTGCAATCCATAGCGTGTCAGCCGCTCGAATTCGGTTTTTTCAAGGGCATGCATTTCCGCCTCAACTGGTGCCAATACATCGATCTCATCCATCAGGCAATTTCCTTCCTCGCTTATTGCTTTACTGCGCTGTATCTGTTCGGTCTTTTCTATGGCGGCGATCGCCAAGGGGGTAAGTGATGCCGTTCCTCGCAAGTTTTCTGCTTAGTTTCTTCGGCGGCCTGATCGGATTTTTCACCAAATATCTCAGCAAGAAATTGGTGATGAGTGCTGCGGTGGTAGCCTTTTTCGTCTCCGTCTCGGCAACGTTGTTTGCTGTATTGCAAGCGGCTTTGCTTACGATTCAGTTTTCCTTGACCAACTCCTATCTGGCGACCGCCATGTACATGTTGTGGCCTGCGCATCTGACCATTTGCATCAGCGTGATTTTCTCGGCGCGTGTTGCAAAGTGGGTCGCGGTCGAGACAATTGAACGTGCCAAGACCGTGCTGTACATCACCTGATCGCCATGGCCTTCTACATCATCACGGGCAAGCTACGTTCAGGGAAAAGCCTGATCGCGACAGCCAAGATGCGTGACTACCTGTTAGCCGGTCGGCGCGTTGCCACTAATTTCGATCTGTATGTCGAGAACATGCTCCCGGTCGATATGCAGAAATGCGACCTGACCAGATTGCCCGATCTTCCTAGTGCCGATGACTTAGAAGCGCTCGGCCAAGGATCGACCGGTAAATACGATGAGCATCAGTTTGGCTTGATCGTGTTGGATGAGGGATCAGGCAATTTCAATGCGCGAGAATGGGCTGACAAAGGTCGTCAACGCATGATTGACTGGCTAAAACACTCCGGAAAACTGCGATGGGATGTCTACATCATCGTCCAGTCGGCCAGCATGCTTGATAAGCAAATCCGCGAAGCATTCGGCGAACATCTGGTGACGTGCAAACGCATGGACCGTTTATCTTTCCCCTTCATTGGGCCAGTGCTCAAGCTAATTGGCGTCAATCTCAAACCGCCGAAAGTACATGTCGCCGTCGTGCGCTATGGCATGGGACCGAACGATCCTGTTGTGAATCGCTGGTTCTATCGCGGCACCAATCTCTATGCCGCCTATAACACCGAACAAAAATTTGATCGCGACACTATGTTTGGAAACGCCTGCTATCTGTCGCCGTATCAGGTCAAGGGGCAATACATGAACAAGTTCCAGATTGCTAAATCCATCGCCGCTGGTTACATCCTCGGTGCATTCCTGCTAGGGCTGTCGATCTCGTCGGTATATGCATGGTGGCATTACAAGGCGTCTAAGAATTCACTGCTCACAAATGGCTTTGCGTCGGCGAAAGCCTTCCAGCCGAAAGACCTTTCTGACTCGATTACGGTTGACGGCTTGATGTTTGTCGATGGCGTGGCGGTGGGGGTGCTCTCAGATGGGCGCAGGGTGAGAACGACCGAATACAACATTGATGCGAGCGGGGTGCGCATCAAAGTCGGTGACAAGTGGTTTGCGAAAAAGGGATGAGACCATGAAAACGATTATCGCGGTATTGCTGTTCCTGGCCGTTCAAGTGACGATGGCTGCACCGATTCAATTTAACTTTGATCGCGTCGAACTAACGCAATTCCTTGCGGCCACGTATGGCGATGCCATGAAGAAGAATTTCGTCATCTCGCCGCAACTGCTCAATGAGTCCAAGAAGATCACCCTGCATCTTGACGTAGAGCGGGACAGACTGCCTCAGTTCATGGCGGACTATATGCAGCGCCTCGGCATCGAGGCTCCGGAAAAGGACGGTGTGGTCTATCTGTCAGCGGCCAGTACCACGCCCGCGGCTCCAGCTGGAAATGAGGCAATGCCCATGCTCCCGCTACCGTCAGGCGTCCCCGGTGGATCTGCTGCTGTCGCTGTTGCGGGTGTGCCGGGACAGCTGCCGATGCCACAGACAGACAAAGAGGTGCGCTTGTTTCGTCCTGTGCATCGCGATGCTGATTTTATGGTTGCAGTCTTAAACGCTGCGTTCGGTCCGAATACGGCAAATCGTGCCGGTGGTCAGCTGGTGATTACGGCCAGTAAGACAGCAATCGAGAAGGCCATGACGTTGGCCGGTGACATTGACGTGGCGCCCGCCAAAGTGACCGTCTCGGCGACGTTTGTAGAGGTCTCAAGTAATGACGGCAAGAGTCGGGGCTTCTCGCTCATTGCCAATGTCCTTGGCGCTCGTCTAGGGGCCAACATAGGGACAACAGACAGCGGCAGCGCCTTATCCATTAAATCCGCAACCTTTGAGGCCGTCATTAACGCCCTCGATTCAGATGGCCGGTTTCGGCAGGTCTCCAATCCGCGTGTGATCGTGGATGACTATGAGAAGACCACCATATCAGTTGGGGATGAGACGCCGACGATTTCCGGCACGTCACTCGATAACAATGGCCGTCAGATTCAGCAGATCGTCTATCGCTCGTCTGGCGTCATTCTCGATGTACTGCCGAAGGTCTTAGGCAATGGCAAGATCATGATGACCATTGACGGTCAGGTGTCGTCCTTCCAATCGACAACAACCGGTGTCAATAACTCGCCCACACTCGTTAAGCGGCAAGTCAAAACCAATCTCACGCTCGATGACGGCGAGGTCATGGTGATTGGCGGTCTCAACGATACAAAGTCGACTTCCAATACCTCCGGCATTTCCTTCCTGCCGAAATTCCTCTCTGTGACCAATGAACAGAGTTCAAAAACGGAACTGGTGCTTGTGCTGTCTGCGCAGGTCAGCAAGTAAGCCGTCGCTGCCGACCATGACCGTAAAACGTCTCCTGCAGGTGATTCCGGGGCATGTCGCGGTCGGGCATCGCCCGATGATTGCTGTAGCAGCCGGGCCGGTAGGCCTGCGCAAAGCGCACTGCGTAGCCAGCAATCAAGCATGCGCCGGCGCTCAGAACTCAGATCATCAACGAAGGAGGGCGCGTGGCGAGATTGCGCCGCCAGCTAGCCGAAGGCAGCGGCGGCGCGAGCGAAGCGAGCGCCTAAACTTGTACCTAGAACACTTAAGGAAAAGAAGAAGGCGGTAGCTCAGGAAAGAATTAGAAAAGAGGTTTTTGCAGGACGTAAAAAAACCCGGATCAGCGTTCGCAGCGCTGCCGGGCTCACACATCGTTATCTTAGGGGGATATGTGCTTGATTCGAGTATAGACAAGGCGGCGGCAAATGCCAATCTCAAGGCCAGCTTGGGCCAGTATTTTTGTGGCACGGATGCACATCTGTTTAAGACGATCACTCTGACTCAGTTCCCGAAGGGAGTCGAAGTCTATGTAGATGAAGGCAGGGAAGCCTATAGCGATGGGGCGATCTTTGATTATGCGACCGAACAGGATCAGCCGACGGTGCGCGGTGAAGGCGATCACGAAAAGGCAAGGTCGGTTGCTGCGAGGCGTGCCAAGACCAGTGTCAGGAGGCTGGCAAAGATGCTACAGGCTGATTGCATGCTCACACTGACCTATCGAGAGAACATGGATAATTTCGAGCGGCTACAGGCCGATTTTAAGGCGTTCAGGGCGCGTTTGCGGACCTTGGGCGAGTTCCACTACGTCGCGACCGTAGAACGGCAGGAGAGGGGCGCTTTGCATATCCATATCGCCTGCCAGCATTTCCCGGCCTGGCTGAATAACGAACACGGTACAAGGGTTCGTAGTTACAACGTGATTCGCTCTATGTGGCGGCGTGTTGTCGGTCGGGATAATGGCAACGTCAATCTGACGAAACCAAGAGGCCGCAATTGGGCGCACAAGATCGCCAGCTACATTAGCAAATACGTCTCCAAGAATATCGAAGAGGCGCGGTTCAACAAGAAAAGTTACTGGTCGTCACGCGGCATTCCGAAGCCTAAACAAACAAAACTATGGTTTCCAATGGATACGCCAATACGGGACATCATCGTGCTGGTAGCGCAGGAATTTGTGATGAAGGGGTACGACGATCTGAGGCAGTTTCATGATCCACTCAATGGCTTTTACTGGTTTAGCGCGAGCAAGTCGTCTTAGGTTCCGCTGTTGAGAAAAATTGAGAATTGCATTGCAGTTATTTTTCTTGGCAGCGGTTAACATTTCTACTTCCAAAGCTCGGGGGGCGGGCGCTGTATGGTACAAAGTAAGACTTGGAATGATGCCGTGGAAAGATGGCTACGCGAACAATCGCATAAGGCATCAATTCACTCCGATAAATCGATTATCAATTGGCTTAATGCCCACTTGTCAGGTGTGCCTTTGAATGACATCAACAGAGCTATTGTGGATGCGATCCATCAAAAAAAGCTTGCCACTGGTGTCGCCAATGGGACTGTCAATCGTACCCTTGCCCTTCTCCGTGCAATTCTTTTTCGTGCTGCTCACGACTGGGAGTGGATCGATTCAACTCCAAAAGTTCGCTTACTTCGTGAACCAACACGACGTGTTCGTTATTTGACACACGCTCAAGCTATTCGCTTACTTCATGAGTTACCTGAGCATCTGGCTGATATGGCCACCTTTTCATTAGCTACTGGTTTGAGAAAAACTAATGTCACACGTTTAGAGTGGTCGCAAGTTGACATGAAGCGTTCGTTGGCGTGGATTCATGCGGATCAGGCGAAATCGAAGAAGGCTATTTCGGTTCCATTGAATCCTGATGCAATGCGTATTCTCACCAAGCGTGGTGCCATGCATCAGAGATTTGTATTTAGCTATAAGGGGGCGCCTATCTCGCAGGTTAGTACTGCAGCTTGGTATAAAGCGTTAAAGAGAGCGGGTATTCAGGATTTTCGTTGGCACGATTTACGACATACTTGGGCTAGTTGGCATGTGCAGAGTGGTACGCCGTTATATGTTGTTCAAGAACTAGGTGGATGGGAGAGCTACGAGATGGTGCGTAGATACGCGCATTTAAGTGCTGGTCATCTGGCGATCTTTGCCAATAACTTATCCAGTCTAATGCCGCTTTGAATTTGTATTCACGCATTTGCCGTTACCGCCATTGAAATAGTGTTGTAAAAATGTCTCGTCGCTTGTTCAATGCTTGACTTAATTTAAGTTCGTATTTTGCGCTGTAATTTTTGGCGTTTAAACGTGCTAACATGTTCGTTACTTTAGGCGCCTTGTATTTATGACAAAAGAAAAAAGAAAACCTGCTACACCGTCTAGGCTTGTAAGTCACCTTGTTGGGGAACGGCAAAAGTCTGCCCGGGCCGATGGCCATGCTTTACCGCTGCTAAATATATCGACAGATATTGAAAGTGGGGTTGCGCTTATGGGTATTGATATTTCTTCTGCACCTGTACCTCAAAGGAGGTATTCAGCAGAGCTATGCTGGCTGGGAAGCAGCGGCCTGGACTTTAAGCTCATATTTGGGCAACAAGGTGTTCTTGATAGCGGCCCGTTAGACTCGGCTTTGATTGTTCGAATGAACCCTTCTGCGGCCGAAGATTTTATTCGTGCTGTAGACAAGTTAAGCAACCCATCCCTAGTAGAAATAGCTGAAAAAAACGCTCTAGGTACGGAGCAGCTAGCAGTTGTCACTGAAGCGCCTAAACAGACCGCTGCTATGGTCGCTAATTTAGTTGCAGTTGGTGTCGCAGGTCATGAGACTTGTTTAGATTTTTATCATGCCTCTGCATTTGCTATGCGAAAAGCGGCCCAATCGTCTAGTTTAGAGGTGGAACCCGTGGTTCGCGTGGACTTAAGAACGACGTCATTCATACCGTTAATGAATGAATTAAAAAGAATTGTGGAATCTCGGAAAATTACCGTAAGGGAAGCATAATGGATAAGTTTAGTAGATATAGGCTTCAGGATTGGTTCGATGCCGACGGAATAATGACCCAAATCGACCGAGTGTTTGAGAGTATTAAGGAGAATTCCACAACGGCCGTAACAGTTGCTGCTTTGGCTTCAGTCATTGCCTTCGCATCCATACCTGCTCAAGGGCAAATTACAAAAGATGGGGGACGGCCTCTCCTTGTCTCTGCTGTTTCCTCATCTGATCCGGCTTCTGCTTATGCGGATCAGTTATTAAAAGAGATCAACCTTCAAATTGAGCAGCTCAGTGATGACTCGACCCAAGGTTTAGACCCCAAGCTTCTGCAACTTGCTGGTCAAGCAATTGACTCAATGAACGCTCGTTCGGACGAGGATGTGCAAGCTTGGGCCACTGGTTTGATAGGTTCAATGCTCTCCTAATCAAATAGGGTCTTATGGGGGATTATAATAATTGCAGTGATTGGGATTACAGCAATCATCCAAAAATTAATGGAGTTGTTTATCGGTCAGCGAATTTTCTGGCCGCATTTAGACGAAAAACCTCTGCGTTTGACAAATTTGGCTACTCTACGCTGAGAGGTCATTGGTATTTGTTTTATAGAATGGCTCCTGATACATGTCCTTATTTAGTTGGTAATTATCGCGGATCCAATTATCCTTGCCTTATAAACTGCCGCGTTACCGTCGGGATGGACAACCGGGTCGGGTGGGTTCCTCCCCACATGATCAGCAATTTTATTCAGGGGATGGAAGACTCGCTACAAAAGGCTCTCGTTGCCTTTGCTACTCAAAATCCTGTCGTTGATGCCAAGGGTAAGCCGGCCCCGAATGCAGTTCGATTAAGTCGTTTTATTCCAATTGTCGCAAACTTTTTGCAGTTGTTCTTAACCATCCATCCTTATGCAAATGGCAATGGCCATATGGCTCGAATGCTGGTTTGGGTGCTGTTAGGTAGAGCTGGATTTTGGCCTCGAAAGTGGCCTTTACATAGCTCACCAAATTATTACACCGCTTTATCGTCCCATCGTGACGGCAACAAGGCCCCATTGGAACAATTTATTTTATCAACCATTTAG